GCGACGAGAAGCCGGCAGCCGCGGCGCCGGTGTCGAAGTATGGGTCGTGAATCCAGTCCGTCGCCTGGTTGAACCATGCGTTGGTCTCGATCCACTGCGACGGGAACCCCTGCGCGTTCTGCGATCCGCCCTCGACCGATACCTGGTTGCGGACTGCGTTCTGCAGGTTCTTGGCTGTGGCCACGTTCGAAGAGCCGTAGACGATCTTCACGCGGGAACCCATGCCACCCAGCATGATCGGCTGGCCGGAAGAGTCGCGCTGCCCAGCGAGGATTTTGGTCGCGTCCATGATCCCCTGGGCGCCGAGCGCCGGGTTGTCGGAGCTTGCACCGTTTGCAATCAGCACGCGGTTGGCGTAGCCCGACTGAAACAGCGTGGTGTTCAGATCTCCGTTGCCCGCGTAGAGCGAGTGAATGAAGATCGTGATGCCGCGATTGATCGAGATGACAATACGCTTCGGTACGTCGCGGAAGATCCCCAGATTGTCGTTGAGGATCGCGGACCAGTTGATCGACGCCTTGGTCTGCATCAGCGCGGGCTGGTACTGGACAGCCGCCGTATTGGTGGTCGGGAACGTCGGGTTGTCCTGCGGTACGGGACCGCTGAGCGCCTGTTGATCGGCGGGCGCGGCCAGATCCTGAAACACTGCCGGGGATACGAGACCGTCCAGCATGTAGCGCTTGACGAAACGAGTATCGGCCAGATCTTCGATGCGGCACACGGCCTCGTTGAACACCGGGAAGGCGTTGAAAAAACCGTAGTACAGGATGTCGAGCACGTCGGCGAACAGCGCCTGGTAGTCCGTGCGCGACATCGTTTCACGCAGTGTTGTCGTCACATTCTGCGGGTACAGATTCGGGTATCCGTTCTCGCGCAGCATGTTGATGTGGTTCTCGTCGGGCGGGCTCATCGCCACGCGGACCCAGTAGGGATCGACTTGGCCCGCGATGGCGTCCGCCACCAGCCGGGCCGCTTCGTAAGCGCGTGCGCGGTGCGGATTCCCCTTCGGTAATGTGTGGATGCCGCGGCGGCCGAATCCGTTCAGGCTCGCGAGGCCGGCCGCGACCTGATTGTGTCCAACTGCGATAGAGAGTTCCATCGTGTCTCCTTACACCTTGTCCGCGATGCGAACGTTGACTACTGCGGTTGTGCCGCTCAGCAGCGGACCCGAGTTCGACGAGTCGAGGTAGCCCCACAGCACGCCATCGACCGAATCGGCATCGAGCGTAAACCCGGTGGTGACGTTTGTCGTCGCGTCGAGCGTGCCGCCTGTCGCGTAGATCGGGTCGCCGATATTGATCGTCTTGCCGGTCAGAGGCGAAGGCGTCGAATACGCCGATACGCTCAGCGAATAGCAGCCGTCGTAATAGACGGTCGCCCCGCCGATGGTCGCCTGGTAGGCGTCGAGGTTGATGCATGGAATCGAGCCCTGAAGCAGAGGCGTGCCCGCGACGGTCACGGTGGACGGGAAGAGCAACTGCCCGGTCTTTGTGGGCGTTACCGAAAGGACCTGATTGATCACGCTGCCACCCCCACGCTTTCTTTCGCCGCCGCTTCGCTGAGCCCGAGCTCGATCAGAGCGCGAACCTCGCGAGCCTGCGTCTCTTTGAGCGCCGCTTCGCGCGCGGCCTTGACTTCGGCGCTTTCCTGGACGAGTGTCGGCCCGGCGCCCATGCCGCGGATACCCGCAGTCGGCAACGTCGCACTGTAGGACTTCGCGAATGCGTTCACCGCTTCGGTGAGCTTCGCGGCATCGAGCACGCCGTCTTTCAACGGAACGCCCTGGCTGATGACCGACTCGGCCACGAACTTGCGCTGCGCTTCGCTGAGAGAGGTCGTTGCCAGCACTGCGTTGGCGAGGTCTATCGCATCGGCGCGGTTGGCCCGTTCAAGCAGTCGAGCGTTGATTGCCGTTTGCGCGGCGAGACTTTCTTTGAGCTTCGTAATTTCGGCTGCGTCCATGTCGCACACCTCCCCTTCCCTGAATTCCTCGAGCAACTTCACAAATCGTTCCGACTCCGCGAGGGCCATGCCGCCCCGGCCGGCGCGGGTTACGTAATCGACGGACTCCACGTAATCGATGCTGGCCAGATCCGGCTTACCGTTGACCGTCTTGCCTGATGTGGTGCCATTGGCGCGGATCGACAGTCCGATGTGCGGCGCGCGGGATTCGATCTTATCCGCGTAATCTGCCATCGGTTTGGCTTCCGCGTAGATCGCAGGACCCCTCGGCCCGTTATCATCCCAATAGCCGGGCTTCGTAGTGATGGCCGCCAGATTGTCGAGGTCCCCTTCCGGCCTGGCGCGTTCTTCCGCCTCGGTCGGATGGTTCCAGTACATGAACGTCTTAGCCGGGAACTTACCTTCCTGCGCGGCTTTCTTCAGCAGTTCCGCCGAGTAATGCGCGGAGCTGCCGGTGCCCGGCGAGATGAGAAGGACGGGATAGGTGGACCGCGCGCCCTCGCGCAATTTCAGCGTCTGGAGAAAGCCGGTATTCGCCTGATGCTCGATCAGCCGCAGAGACTCTTTCGCCCGCGTCGATTCCTTCGGCGCAGCGCCGTCCTGCCACGACTTCGGCAGGTACTTCGCCCATCCCTTGCGCTTCGCAATCGCGATGATATTGGCCTTGATTTTCGCGATGCTAAAGTTATCGGATCCGGCCCGGCCCATCGACTTGGCCGCCGCACCAACGTCTTCGGGTTTGAGGATCGGGAATGATTTCCCCTTGCCTGCGAAGTCTTCGCCGGCCGCCGCGTCCCGCTCGTCCTTCGAGATGAAGCGCTCATACAGCGGAGCGACCGAGTACAGCTTCGCCGCTTCGCTCATCGTCGCGTAGTGGTCCGCGTCTTCCGCCTCGGGCTCGTAGATCGTCCGGGGAACGACCTTCATGCCCTGATCGTGGTGAACCACGGCTTTCGGTGCCGTGTCACCGGTCTTCGTCATCTCGTACGGTGAGCACATCACGTCGCCGCCGCACGAGTAGTACACATCTCCCGATTCTTCATCGCCTGTGTGGTCGATGTAGTACGCCCAATTGCCGGTGTCTTTGGTCGCGTCCCGCACGGCGTCGGACAGCCGCCCGCGCACGTCGCCATTAGTCAGACCGTCCATCGCTTCCTGGATTCGGATCGCTACTTCTGCGTATCCGGCGCGGAGGGTTGTACGGACGGGCATCTGAAGTGCATTGTGAGAGATCTCACGCGGTGTTGAAAAGAAAAGGGCGAGGGAATATAGTATATTCGCGTAAGTGGACTTCAGCCGTGCAGCCGAGATTTTGTGTCAGGGATTGAAGCGCCGGGCCGCAAAACGGTCTCAGCGGAACCGCTTCAACGGACCGCTTCCTGGTTGCCCGATCACCGAGAAACACGCCTCCGGTAAATGCGTGAAATGTCACGCGGTGCGGATGAAGAACTACCGAAAGACAGGTTCGACCATCGAATGACGCCAACCGACGAGAAGACATGCTCACGCTGCGAAGCGCCCCTGGACACAACCGGTAACCCTCAGTGGTGTAAGAAGTGCCGCGCGAAAAACCAGCGCGAGTACGAGCGGACCCGCAAGGACATGGCCGAGTCGAGAGGATTCGCGGCGGGCGTCACGGCGACAAAGAGTCTGCTGGCCGGCGAGTTCGAGCTGAAGATCCGCGGCGCGCAGATTACCGGCTTCGAGGCTGCCCGCCTGGTGCGGGTGTGCCGAGGCCCGGCGCTACCGACCTAACGTCTTCGCCGCGATGGCCGCGTTATCGCGGAACACTTCCACGATTGCGGATTGCGCGGTGTCGAGCGCGGGTCTGAGATATGGCTGTGCAGGCATCCCCGGCCAGCCCGGCGTGTATGGACCTTCTCCCGCTCCTGGCGATGCCGCCCCGCGTTCCCCTGTCCCGTACTCGACGTAGGCAGCGTACGGTGTGTCGAAGACCACAGCCGCTTCCGGGTGCGGGCCTTCGGAGACAAGCATTTCGACATGGCCCGATTCACGGAGCTCGCCGGTGTCCACGGGCACTATCGCCTCAGCCTCTTCCAGCACAATCGCTGCCGCCTGCTCGACCGACAGGCGCGCAGCCTGATTGAAAGCCGCTTCGACGACCGAAAGGTTGAGGCCCGAGAACGAGGATTGGGCACGGAAGTTCATCTGGGCGCCGCTTCATCGTGATCCGGACTTGAACCGGAAACCTTTACAGCCATGGTGGTGGCACTCCTGTACTCACCGCGCGATGAGTTTGGAAGCGTTTGCCAATTTCGCCAGCACGATAAGCGGCGCGCCATTGGTTTCATTCTACTTCAGGCGTGAATCAGCAGACTACAGCCGCAGTTATGTACTAAGATGGAGTCTGCGAAATAGAACCCTGTCTCAGTTTCGAGGTTATAGACATATCCATCAAACTTCCGCCTCTCGATTTTCGCGACCTTCACAGAGCGCACCTGCAAGGAGAAAGCGTCCTCGCTATCTCCGCGCGCGTCGGAGTCAGTCGCATCACGATCACCCGGCACTGGAGCCTGCTCGGGCTCCAGCAACGCAACGCCAGGGAAGCGGCTATTCTCTGGAACTCCAGACTCTCTGCGGAACAAAGAAAGGCTAACTCTTCCGCCGCACATGAAGCCTGCCGAGGGAGAGTTCAGACCGTCGAAGAGAAGACGCAACGAGCGTTCACGAATCAATTCGTCAGGAAGGAGCCTTCGATCAGCGAAGTCAAGGTACTGGAAATCCTGCGGCCCTTCGGAGCTATCCAGCGTGAACTTGCCAGCGGGATATACAATATCGACTTCGTTGTCGGCGGAAGCATCGCCGTGGAATGCTTCGGCGGTAATTGGCACGCCACAGGTCGCGCCGCCGCTCGCCAGGACAAACGCATCGAACACCTGCTCAATGCTGGCTTCGACGTAATCGTGGTATGGGTCCACGAATCGAAGTGGCATCGGATAGGATGGCCCGCAGCGTTGGAGCACATCGTCATGGACCTTCAGTTCCCCGGCAGGGGTCCAGCCGATCCGCGTCAGTACTGGATGGTTCGGAGTAACGGC